GGCGTTGCCAAGGCCACAATCCAAAATTGGGAGGCCTCGCATCCAGAATTTCTGGCCGCAATGACACACGCGAGGGACGAGGCGCAGGCGTGGTGGGAGGGCATGGGCCAAGCTGGCCTGACCATGCAGGGCTTTAACGCCTCGCTGTGGGCTAAGAACGTGTCGTGTCGCTTCCGTGAGGACTACAGCGAGCCGAAGAATGTCATTCTGTCCGGTGACGCTGCTAACCCTGTACGCACGGTCAACCGGGTTGAGATTGTGGCCGTGGAGGCCAAGGCCGCCGAGTGACCACGCTTCGGGTGCAAATCCCGAGGCCGATGCTGCCGTTCGCTACTCAGCGGATGCGGCACAAGGTCGCGCGGGGAGGGCGGGGTTCCGGCAAGTCGTGGAGCATCGCCCAGCTACTTATCGTAAGGGCTTACGCCGAGCCGATCCGGTGGCTGTGCTGCCGCGAGGTCCAGAAGTCGATCAAGGAATCCTCAAAGCGGCTGCTAGAGGATCAGGTTGCGGCCCTTGGGCTGTCGTCGCACTTCGAGGTACTGCGCGACTCCATCCGTGGGGCTAACGGCTCGGAATTCGCCTTCGCTGGCCTGCGCGACCATACCGCCGACAGTCTGAAGTCCTATGAGGGCTTCGACGGCACATGGATTGCCGAGGCACATAGCGTTTCCGAGCGGTCGGCCACGGTGTTGATTCCGACGATCCGCAAGCCGGGGTCGGAACTCTGGTGGGATTACAACCCCGACCAGGAGGATGATTTCGTTCACCAGTTGGCCGAGCGTCCCGACGACGACACACTCGTCGTGACGATGAACTGGCGTGACAATCCGTGGTTTCCGAGCGAGCTAGAGAAAGAGCGCAGGAAGCTGCTGGGGCTGAATCAGGACCTTTATCGCCATGTGTGGGAGGGCGAATGCCGCAGCAATGCGGGCCTCCTGTTCAAGCGCGACTGGTTCAAGTTCTACGAGCGCAAGCCGGAACGCCTGTCGATTTACATCGCGTCCGATTATGCGGTGACGCCTGACGGCGGCGACTACACGGAACACGGCGTATGGGGCCTGTCGGATACCGGCGACCTGTACGCGCTGGATTGGTGGCACGGCCAGACCGACCCCGCCACGTGGATCGATGCGTGGATTGAGCTTTGCAAGAAGTGGAGCCCGCTCAACGCATTTGAGGAAGCGGGCGTGATCCTTCGCGCGGTGGATGGGTCGATCACCAAGCGGATGAGGGAAACGCAGACGTTCACACGTCGAACGGCTCTAGCGTCTGCCGGTGCCAAAGCGGAGCGCGCCTTGGGCTTCGCGGCTCGCGCGTCTGCCGGCGCGGTGTACCTGCCAAGCGGCCCTCTATGGGCCACGCGCCTGCTGAACCAGCTTTGCAGCTTCACGGGCGAGGATGGCAGGCCAGACGACGCGGTGGACGTTTGCAGCCTAATCGGGCGCGGACTTGACCACATGCACAACGCCAGCGGAAGCGGCGACGAGCCGAAGCGGCGCAGCCGGTTGGACGACTACGGCCCCGGCGATGGCGACGGACAAGAATCCAATTGGAAGGTGGCATGAAAGACAAAGACACGCTGGAGCGCTGCGTACAGCAGTTCCGCGACGCCATCGACGAGACGCAGGAAGAGCGCGACACCGCCGAGCAGTGCCGCGACTATCGCGACGGCAAGCAGTGGACGGATGACGAGATCGAGTCGCTGCAAAAGCGCGGCCAGCCCGTCATCGTGTCGAACCGCATCGCGCCGAAGGTCAATAGCCTGATCGGCTTTGAAAAGCGCGGCCGCACCGATCCCAAGTGCTACCCGCGCACGCCGAAGCATGACGCCGAGGCCGATGCCGCGACGGACGCCCTGCGGTTCGTGTGCGAGCAGAACCGCTTTACGTCGATCAAGTCGGACGTTGCAGAAAACCTCATCATCGAGGGTGCGGGTGCCTGCACGGTGACGGTTGTCCCGGATGGCAAGGGCGAGTTTGACATCAAGATCAACCTGGTCCCGTGGGACCGCTTCTACCGCGATCCGCACAGTCGCCAGCGTGATTTCAGTGACGCGAAGTACATGGGCGTCGTCATTTGGATGGACGAGGCCGAGCTTTACGAGCGTTTCCCCGACGCCGAGGAACACATAAAGGCGTCGTATGGCGGCAACTCCGACGACGTAGGCGACACGTACGAGGATCGCCCGCGCTTCATGTGGGCCGACTCTGCCCGCAAGCGCGTGCGCGTGATGCAGCATTATTACCTCGAGGGCGGCGTTTGGCACACTGCCATCTTCTGTCGTGGCGGCTATCTGCGCGACCCGCAGCCTTCGCCCTATCTTGACGACAAGGGCCGGCCCGAGTGCCCGCTGATTGCCGTTTCCGCCTACGTTGACCGCGAGAACCGCCGCTATGGCGCGGTGAAAGCCATGCTGTCGGCGCAGGACGAGATCAACAAGCGCCGTAGCAAGGCCCTTCACCGCCTTACCATGCGCCAAGTTGTTGCCGAGGATGGCGCGGTAGAGAACAAGGCGCAGGCGAAGGCCGAGCTTGCCAAGCCCGACGGGTTCGTCGTGGTGCGCCATAACGCTCGCTTTGAGCTGCTCGATGGCTCGATGCCGCTCCAAGGCGAATTTGAGTTGCTGCGCGAGGCTAAGGCCGAGATTGACGCCAGCGGCGTGAATCCGTCGCTTGAAGGCAACATGATGGCCCCGAGTGGCCGCGCGCAGGAAGTGTCGCAGGCTGCTGCGCTGAGTGAACAGGCGATCATCTTCGACGCCCTGCGCGATTGGTCACTGCGCGTCTATCGCAGCGTGTGGAACCGCATCCGCCAGCATTGGACGGGGCCGAAGTGGGTACGCATCACGGACGACGAGCGCAACCTGCGATGGGTTGGGCTGAACACGCCGATCACGCGCGGCGAGATGCTGGTGAAGGAAGCCGAGGCGCGGGGGATGGCCTTGACGCCCGAGCAGCTTGCGCAGATTCAGGCCGACCCGATGATGGCCGAGCCGGTGGGCGTGCAGAATGAGGTGGCCGCGCTTGACGTTGACATCATTGTCGATGAAGGCCCCGATAGTGTCACGATCCAGAGTGAGCAGTTTGAGGCGCTGGTTCAGTTGAAGCAGGCCGACCCGTCCGCCATCCCGATGGAAATGGTGATCGAGGCGTCCAGCCTGCGGAACAAAGACCGCATCATCGAGCACCTGAAGTCGGGCGGCATCCCGCCGCAGGTGCAGGCGCAGATGGCCGAGATGCAGGCCGCGCTAGAGGCCGCGCAAGCCGCTGCCATGCAGGCGCAGCAGCAGGCGCAGCAGATGGCCGCACAGGCGCAGCTAGAGGCGCAGAAACTCGCCATTGAGCAGCAGCAGGTGCAGGTCGATGCCGCGAAGGCCGAGGCCGACCGTATCAAGGCGCAGGCCGAGTTACTGAAAGCACAGGCGCAGATGCTTGAAGTTCAACAGCGGTACGCGGCCCCCGTGATCGTTCCCGCCGAGCCGATGGCGACATTCGGCTAACCCAAGCCAACAACCACACACAGAGAGCCGCCTTCGGTCGGCTTTCGCGTTTCCAGCGCCCGGAAAAGGGCGACCCGTTCGGGGCGGGATGAACCCCGGTGCGCGACGACGGCGGACGGTCGAACTAGAGGCAAGACATGACCAGCGAAAAGGACGACAACGATTTCCTCAGCGAAATGATGCAGGACGAACCGGAGCAGGCCGAAACGCCCGAGCCGGAAGAGTCCGAAGTCGAAACGGGCGAGCCGGAGACGGCAGACGAGCCGGAGGTGACGCCGACCCCCGAACCAGCGAAGGAAAGCACCACTGTCCCGCTCGCATCGCTCAAGGCGGAGCGTGAAAAGCGCCAGCGTGCCGAGGCCGAACGCCAGCGATTGGAAGCCGAGCTTGCCGCGTTGCGGCAGCAGCCGACCCAGCCGCAGACGCCGACGCAGCCGCTGGACTTTTACGCAGACCCGGAAGGCTACGTCTCCAACGTCGTCACCAAGGCGCAGCAGCAGGCGGAAGCCCGACTGTACGCCGCGTTGGAAGCCGAGGCCCGCGATTCCCTCCCCGACTACGACGAGCTGATGGAAGGCCTAGTGCCGGTTGTGCAGAACAACCCGGTGTTGCGCCAGCAGATTTTCAGCAGTCCGAACCCGGCGAAGGCCGCGTATCAGCTTGCCCAGCGCATCAAGGCAATGGAGTCGATGCAGGACCCCGTTGCCTATGAGGCACAGATGCGTGCGCGCATCAAGGCCGAGCTTGAATCCGAGTTTGTAGCCAAGGCGGAAGCCAAGGCCGCAGCCGCCCGAGCCATTCCCCCGGACCTCGCCGGTTCGCGCTCCGCCATCGCAAAGGGCGCAGCCCCCGTCGAACTGTTCACCGAACTTTTCCCGAAATAACACTAGAGGCTAGAACATGACCACGATTGTAAGCGCGGCAAACCGCGTAAAGCAGTGGGACTCCAATTTCTTCAAGGAGTACATCCGCCAGCACCGCTTCAAGCGGTACATGGGTTCGTCCGAGAACTCGATTATTCAGGTGCAGAATGACCTGACTAAGAAGCAGGGCGATGCGATCACCATTCCGCTTGTTGGTGCGCTGAACGCCGCAGCCGGTCCGAACAACGGCAGTACCACGCTTGTCGGCGCTGAAAAGGCCCTGCCGAACGACGGCCACCGCATCGCCGTTCGCGTGGTGCGCGACGCCGTTGTCGTTAGCATGGAAGAAGAGCAGGCATCGCCAATCGCCATCCGTGACGCTGGCAAGGTCTCGCTGAAGGACCTGGCGGGCCGCTATCTGCGAAACGACATCATTACCGCGATGGGGTCGATTCAGGGCGTGTCTTACGCCACTGCCACGGCGACCCAGCGCAACCAGTGGAACGCCGCCAACGTTGACCGCGTTCTGTTCGGCAATAGCGTGTCGCTCTACAACGCCACGCACGCCACGGCGCTCGCCAACATCACCGGCACCATGCGCCTGTCGCGTAG